AGAGCGAGGCCCTGGTGATCGAGGCGCTGCGTCAGGTGCACATCCCGTACTACAAGGGCATCATCTTCCGGAAGACCTATCCGCAGCTCGAGGAGCTGATTGACAAAAGTCTGCACTATTACAAACTCGCGTTCCCTGGCGCGCAGTACAACGCTGGAAAGCATATATGGTCGTTCCCAAGCGGGGCACAGATCCTATTCCGGTCAATGCCGCACCTGGCGGACAGGACGAACTATCAGGGCCATGCCTATGACTTCATCGGGTTCGACGAGCTGACACACTTCACTTGGGACGAGTACAGCTACCTCTTCTCACGGAACAGACCAAACGGCCCGGGAACGAGAGTTTATACAAGGGCGACGGCGAACCCAGGAGGGATCGGCCACGGATGGGTGAAGGACCGATTCGTAAGCGTGGCGCCGCCAATGACAACGATCTGGGAGGAAGTCCCGATCACGTTCCCAGACGGTCACGTTGAGATGCGGAAGAAGAGCAGGATCTTTGTCCCGTCCACGGTTTTCGACAACAAGATCCTGCTGGAGAACGACCCGGACTACCTGACGCGTCTGGCGTCCATGCCGGACGCAGAGCGCAGGGCGCTGCTCTACGGAGACTGGGACAGTTTCTCCGGGCAGGTCTTCACCGAATGGAGAAACGATCCGGATCACTACAAGGACCATAAGTTCACGCACGTCATCGAACCGTTCGAGATCCCGGCGGACTGGGCGATCTGGTGCGGGCTGGACTGGGGATATTCGAGACCGTTCAGTGTGGGCTGGTACGCCGTCAACCGCGACAGGAGGATGGTTCGCATCCGGGAATACTACGGATGCACCGGAACGCCGAACGAGGGCGTCAGGATGGAGCCGGGCGCCGTAGCGCGGAAGATCAAAGAGATCGAGGCGGACGACCCGAACCTGCGCGGCAGGAACATCCACAGAGTCGGAGACCCGGCGATCTGGGGGAGCGACGGTACCGAGAGCATCGGGGCGCTGATGGAGCGGGAGCGAGTGTACTTCGAGAGAGGAGACCACGCCCGCATCGACGGAAAGATGCAGATCCATCACCGCCTGGCATTCGATGCGCAGGGATACCCCCGACTGCAGGTGTTTTCGACCTGCAAGCACTTCATCCGGACGGTGCCGGCGCTGGTCTATGACGAGAGCAACGTGGAGGATATCGACACCGACGGAGAGGACCATATCTACGACGAGCTGCGATATGTATGCATGAAGAACCCCGTGCCGGCACCGGTGGTCAAGACCGAGGCGCCGCGGGGATTCGATCCGCTCAGTACAGACGAGCGGCCGGACAAATACGACTGGTGGAGGCAATACTGATATGGACGAGAGAGCAATGGCGGCGATGGCGCTGGCACAGGCCACGGCAAAAGGCCCTGGAACCATGCCGCTCATCGGGGCGGCGAGGAAGCAGCCGGAGCAGGAGCTGCCGATCGGCGAGAAGCAGATCAGCGAGGCGGCCGACACACTGAAGAAGTACAAGGCCGGGAAGAGCATGCTCGAGCAGCGCGTCGTGGACGATGAGCTGTGGTGGGAGCTGCGGCACTGGGAGACGCTCAGAAGGAACCGGAGCGCCTGCGGGAAGATCCAGTTCCCGGAGCCGAGCAGCGCGTGGCTTTTCAACACGATCCTCAATAAGCACGCGGACGTCATGGACAACTATCCCGAGCCGGTCGTCCTTCCGAGAGAGGAGAGTGACCGGGAGAGCGCCCACGTTCTGAGCCAGGTGCTGCCGGTCGTCATGGAATACAATGACTTCACGCAGACTTACGCCGACTGGAGCTGGGAGAAACTGAAGCACGGCACGGCAGTTTACGGCGTCTTCTGGAACACGGAGAAGGACAACGGCCTCGGGGATATCGACATCCGCGGGATCGACCTGCTGAAGATCTTCTGGGAGCCGGGCGTGACCGACGTGCAGAAGAGCAGGAACCTCTTCATCGTCGACCTGGTGGACACGGACACGCTGGATCAGCAGTATCCGGAGTACGCCGGCAAGTTCGGCGGCAAGAGCATCGACGTCAAGGAATACTACTACGACGACACGGTGGACACCACGGACAAGAGCGTCGTGGTGGACTGGTACTACAAGGTCCGCCGCGGCAGTCGGACGGTCCTGCACTACGCGAAGTTCTGCGAGGACATCCTGCTGTACGCCAGCGAGAACGAGCCGGAGTACGCAGAGCGGGGATACTACGATCACGGGAAGTATCCGGTCGTCTTCGACACGCTGTGGCCGGAGAAGGGCACGCCGGTCGGCTTCGGGTATGTGGCGATCACCAAAGACCCGCAGATGTACATCGATAAGCTGTCCGCGAACATCCTCGAGAGCAGCATGATGGCCACGAAGCCGCGCTTCTTCGTCAGCACGAGCACGAACATCAACCCAGAGCAGTTCATGGACTGGAGCCGGCCGCTGGTGCCGGTGGAAGGCGAACTGTCCGACATGCGGCTGCAGGAGATCCAGGTCAACCCGATCAGCGGCGTCTTCCTGGACGTCATGAACCAGAAGATCGAGGAACTGAAGGACACCGCCGGCAACCGAGACGTCAACTCCGGAGGATCTGCAGGCAGCGGCATCACGGCGGCGGCGGCCATCGCGGCGCTGCAGGAAGCCGGCAACAAGACCAGCCGCGATATGATCTCCGCCAGCTACAGAGCGCACACCGAGATCTCCGAGCTGTGCATCGAGCTGATGCGGCAGTTCTACGATGAGGCGCGCGCCTTCCGGATCACCGGGCAGGGCGATGACTATCAGTTCGTCCAGTTCGACAACCGGGCCATCCAGGAGCAGCAGGTCGGCGTCGGCCTTGACGGCCAGCCGCTGTATCGGAAGCCGGTCTTCGACCTCAAGATCCGCGCTCAGAAGAAGAACCCGTTTTCCACGATGGAGGCGAACGAGCGGGCGAAGGAGCTGTACGGTCTCGGGTTCTACGATCCGAACCGCGCGCAGGAGGCCCTGGGTGCCCTGGAGATGATGGAGTTCGAGGGCAAGGACCAGACGCAGCAGTACATCCAGCAGGGACAGACGCTTCTGAACGTCGTTCAGCAGATGAGCGCGCAGATGGACCAGATGGCCCAGATCATCGCGGCCATGCGTGGAGATACCATTGGTCCCGGGCAGGCAGCCCCGGAACCGCAGGCAGCACAGCCGCAGGAGCCGGTCGGCAGAGGCACCGCAGCCAGGATGACGCAGGAGGCCATCGACGCCCACAGCACGAAGACTCCGTATATGCAGTCTCTGGCGCGTCGTAGCACGCCGAACGTGCAGGGCGAATGACGAGCATCAAGGCCAGATATGGCCGCGACGGGTACAGCGTGGTCTCCATCGGCCACGCAGGAACGACCGAAGCGTGCACCGCCGTCTCCGCCATCATTCAGGCGCTGGCAGGGTGGGTGCACAACCACGAAGGCGGGATCTCGCTGGACAAAGGCGAAGCATTGATCGCGTTCCCTCGCAGCGAAGGAGCGGACGCCGTGATGGACATGACCGTGATCGGTCTGCTCCAGATCGAGAAGGCCGCCCCGGGCGCGGTGAAGGTGGAAGTGATATACGACTCTTGACTATCAGTTCCGGGTAATCTGGGAAACCCCGCGGCCGTCACGGCGGGCCGTAAACGCCGCGTAGAACATCCTCACGGGAGATGAAAAACCCCGCGTCATGAAAGGAGAAGTATGCTCCAGAACAATCTCTATCTGTTGACGATCGATCTCTCCATGTTCGGCGAGGGCGCTGCCCCCGCAGGAGAGGGAGGCGCCCCGGCGCCGGCGGCGGAAGCACCCGCAGCGGTACCGGAAGTGCGGTATGGCAAGCAGCCGGAACAGACGGCCGCACCGCAGCAGGAGACACCCCCGACCCCGGACAAGGGGAAGCAGTGGAAGGACCTCATCAACGGCGAGTTCAAGGACCAGTACACCGAGGCCACCCAGAAGCTCATCAACCGGCGCTTCAAAGAGACCGACGCGAAGATCACCGCGCAACAGCCCATCATGGACCTGCTGGCATCCCGATATGGGATCGAGGACGGAGATCCCGCGAAGATCATGAACGCGGTCAAGAGCGACACGGCATTCTGGCAGGAGGCGGCGGACCAGGCAGGACTTACCGTCGAGCAGTTCCGCAACATGCGGGAGCTGGAGGCGAGGAACAAGCAGCTCCTCGCGTATCAGCAGAACCAGCAGGCACAGTTCCTCGCGCAGCGGCGCTACCAGCAGTGGCAGGCCGAGGCGGAGCAGGTCAAGGCGAAGTACCCCAACTTCTCCCTGGAGGAGATGCAGGGGAACGAGCTGTTCACGCTGATGCTGAAGAACAACTACCCGATGGAGCAGGCGTACAGGGCGTGCAGTGTGGAGTATCTATCCCAGCAGGCCGCCGCCAACGCAGAGAAGGCCGTCACGGACAACATCAAGGCCCGTGGCACGAGGCCTCCCGAGGCGGGCGCCAGTTCCACCCCGTCGTTCCAGGTCAAGGACGATGTCTCCAAACTTTCGGACAAGGACGTGCTTGCTGTCCTTGAACAGATCCGTAACGGAGGGAAAGTCACGTTCGGCTGATCCTTCCGTATCATCGAAAGGAAGGAAAAACACATGAAGAAGTTCTCCATTCTGGACATCGATCTGCTGATGTTCGACCCCACCTATGACGGCGGTTCCGGCACGTCCGGCGTGCTGCTCAACACCAACACCACGACCCAGGCGTCTCTCTCCGACGAGAACAAGACCTTCTGGGACAAGGCCCTGATCGTCCTCGCGGCCCCCGAGCTGGTGCATGACCAGTTCGCCCAGCAGCGCGACATCCCGGCCAACAACGGCAAAACCATCGAGTTCCGTCAGTTCGATCCGCTGCCGGAGATCACCACCCCGCTGGTGGAAGGCGTCACCCCCGAGGGCCAGTCTCTCACCGTGAACGCCACGACCGCTACCGTCTCTCAGTACGGCGGCTACGTCACGACCTCCGACGTCCTCGACATGACCGCGCTCGATCCAGTCGTGAATGAGGCGACCAAGCTCATCGCCCGTCAGGCAGGCGAGACCCTGGACACCATCACCCGCGACATCATCAATGCCGGCACGAACGTCATGTACGCGCTCGGCAAGACCAGCGGCACTGCCAACGCTTCCGCGCCGACCTCCCGTTCCGGCATCGGCTACACCGACGGCGGCACGAACCACAACCTCAGCGTCGACGATATCAAGCGTGCTGTGCGCGCCCTGAAGCGCCAGGATGCCCCCAAGATCAAGGGCGACTACGTCGGCATCATCCATCCGGACGTCGTGTACGACCTAATGAAGGATCCCGAGTGGCTGACCCCGAAGGAGTACGTCGACACGCAGGACATCTACAACGGCGAAGTCGGCAAGCTCTACGGCGTCCGCTTCATCGAGAACACCCGCGCGAAGGTGTTCAAGCAGGATTGGCTGACCGAGGGCAGCAAGACCCTGACTGTCGCCTCTGCCGTCACCAGCGACGATGACGTCCCCGTCAAGGAGAAGATCACCGCCGCCGACGCCACCGCCCTGGCCGGTAAGTCCATCTATATCGGCTCCAGCGCGGTCACCATCGCCAGCGCCACCGCGGGCAATGCGGGCAGCGCGGCCATCAAGCTCTCCGCAACCGGCACTTTCGCGGCCAACGCCGTGATCTGGCAGGCCGGCGCCGGCGCCAACGGCATCGACGTGTATTCCACCCTCATCATCGCGGACGATTCCTACGGCACCACGAAGGTTGCCGACGGCGGTCTGCAGCACATCGTCAAGCCCCTCGGCTCCGGCGGCTCCAGCGATCCGCTCAACCAGCGTGCGACGGTCGGCTGGAAGGCCATCAAGACCGCGAAGATCCTTGTGGAGCAGTATCTGGTCCGCATCGAGTCCAGCGCTACCCCCTGAGTAACACAATAGGGCGGGGAGAAATCCCCGCCCTGAGATGAAAGGAGAAACACCACATGGCAACGAAAGCAGCAGTGGTCAAAGAACCTGCCGGCGACCCCGGCGAAGAGTACGTCGAATTCCAGGTGCCGTTCAACGGCGCGGATACCAAGCCGGTCCTGATCGGCGTGAACGGCGAGTTCATCCGCATCCGCCCCGGCGAGACGGTCTCCATCAAGCGGAAGTTCGTCGAAGCGTGGAACAACGCGAAGCGCCAGGAGCGCGAGGCGTGGGAGACCCAGGTCCGCGCCCAGAACGCCAGCAAGAAAGCGCTGGCCGACCTGTAATATAGGAATCCGCGTGACCCTACTGCCGGACAGCGGCAGGCCGCGACACGGCGCGGCGACACTGAGATTATCGGCGTCGCCGCGTCTATTCATAGGAGGAAAACAATGAAAATCCGAGAGGCAATCGCAATGGCTGCGGATTTGACCGGGCAGGTCGTATCGAACACGATGCTCGTGCGCTGGCTGTCCGAGCTTGACGGGAAGCTGGCCGTGACGTTCTTCCGCGAGGAGGAATGGGAACCGTACGATCCCGTCGAAGATCTGGACACAGACCTGCTCGTCCCGTACCCGTATGACGGCATGTATCTCAACCACCTGGAGGCCATGACGTATTTCACGAATGGCGAGTATGACCGCTACGAGA